TTATCAAATCGGTTCGAAAGCAGATTGAAAACGAATTGGGTGGCGTGCTGATTGTTAAAAGATCGGTTACTCAAAAGCAAACAGGCGGGATAGAACAAATAGAACTATTGCGTCAGCCAGTCAATTCGATTACAAGCATTACCTATTATGAATCCTTTGATTCTACAGGAGAAATTTTATCGGCTAGTGATTATCGAATTGTTGGCAATAAATTGATCCATCGTGATGGTTACTGGAAGCAGGGGCGCAATGGTGACGGATATGTCATTGTATTTAATGCCGGAATCGTTGATGATACCGAAGCAACAGCAGAAGCGGCGACGCCTTCAATTAGACAAGCCGCATTACGTTTGGTTGCATATCTTTACGAAAACCGCGAAGAATTCGCGACAACAATAGGCGAAGGTGGATTCTCGATTTCGTATAATACCATTGTAGGCAATGCTGAATTAAAAAGTTTGCTAGCACCTTACATGGTATCGAGGGCGGTGTTCTAATGCTCACACACCTTAGACAACGAATACAAATTCAAACACTCACAACGACTGCCGCAGGTGGCGGATGCTTTGAAGAAACTTGGACAACGACAGCCACACGTTGGGCGAATGTCCAGATTCAACGAGCCGCCGAAGAATTTAGTTATGGCAAGGATCAACAAGCGAATACCTACCGCATTATCATGCGTTCCGAAGCATTTACGAACAAAAATCGGTTCTTGTTCAATGGCTTAGTGCTGACAATCGAAAGCGTTAGCGATCCGACTAGCGCAGGGCGCATGATGCAGGTTATTGCGAGGGGTGAAGTTGCATGAGTGTGCATGTAAACCTTTCCGGCACAAATAAGTTAATCTATCAGATTCAACAATTGCGGAAAGATTTTCCCGACGAAGTAAAAGCGATGTACTTGGAAGTTGCACTTGTCGATATCGAAACCTATGCCAAAAATGAAACAGATATACCTGTAGATACCGGAAGGTTACGCGCCTCTATTCATACCAAGTACAGCCACAGACCAACGCCAAAAAACAGAGCAACACAAAGGAAGTTAAGCGCGGCGGCAATGGCTTCTGAAAATGGTTTGCCATTATCTCAATCGTCGTACTTTTACACAGTCACAGAGGGCGAAGGGGAAAATTCGAAAGAAGTAACCTATAACGGGACTTTATCCGTACAACCTGACGAATGGAATGTGTATGTCGGTACAAATGTACAGTATGCAAAAAAAATAAATCGCGTTGGCGGCGGTGGTCCGAATAGTAAACGTACAGATGAATCAGGAGCCAAATTTGCCAAGGGTAAAGGTCAGCATTTTTGGACGAAGGCAGTTGAGAACGGGCGTGAAAATTTAAGGCGTGAAATGGGTTTATTGTATAAGAGAATTCAAAATATGTTGAAGAAAAGTAAAAATGGCGGTGGTAAGCCATGAGCGCACAATGGGAATGTCAGAAAGCAATATATACAGCATTATCTAGTGATTCAACTTTCATGACAAAGATTGGTTCAAGACTTTATGACGAGCCGCCAACGAATGAATCTTTTCCTTATGTGGTTATTGGTGGAATGTTTGAAACTAGATATAACAAGTTACTTTCTAAAGGGTTCGAAATAAGGGCTGATGTAGATGTATATACGAAAACAGGGCGACTTGGTTTTAAACCTGCAAAAGAAATACAAGTTGAGATAGACCGCATTTTGAATCTGAAGCGATTCAATTTGACAGGCTACAATATGGTACAATGTTTTCTAGAAAGTGCCGATACCGAACGCGACGAAGACAAAAGGATCATTTCATCGCGGTATGTAATTTGGGTTGAATCGGTAGAATCCATCGGGTTGTTCCCGAACAGTTTCATTTTCCCGAGTTTATTATTATATCCCACTTTTGAATAATAGGAGGAGTTAACAATGGCAACTTTTGCACAAGGCGCAGTACTTAAATTGGGAACAACAACAATCAGTGAGGTGACTTCAATTTCATCGCCAAATCTTAGCGCTGACACAATTGATGTTACAACACATGGTAGCACTGGACGTTACCGCGAGTTTATTCAAGGATTGCGTGATGGTGGCGAAATCACCATCGAAGGTATGTACAATACAGCAAGCGCGGCAACTATTGTTACTCAATTAAACACAACTTCAGCAGTCACAGCTACAGTAGACCTACCGACAAGCCCAAGCGTAACACGTTTCACAGCTTCAGTAATTTGCACAGCATTTAGTGCAGAGGCACCAGTTGACGGGGCAATCAGCTATTCCGCTACTTTCAAGGTCAGCGGTCAGCCATCCATCGGCACAATTTAATTTTAAGGGGTTATAACCATGCGAAAAAATATCTCGATCACGTTGGACAGGGAACGCCAATTGAGATTAGACCTTAACGCCATGAGCACATTCGAGGATATTACAGGAAAATCCTTGTTCACGATTGGCGAAGCATTACAAGAAGCGCGAAATGTTCGAGCGTTATTGTATGCGGCACTAAAAAGCGCAGGCGAGGATATCACTTTGGATCAAGTCGGAGAAAATATCGGAATGCACAATTTTGCGATTGTGTCCGAGACTATTGGCAAGTTAATGACAGCGAGTTATGGAAAACCTTCAGACGAAAACGATGAGGGAAAAAAGTAGCACCGCCGGATTGGTTAGAATTATGGTCAATCGGTATTTATGATTTAAGATTGACTGAGGATCAATTTTGGCGGTTAACGCTTGGAGAATTTAATATGTTGTGCCATCGGCACAGAGAAAAGCAAAGAGCCGAATTATTTAATTCGGCTCTTATTTGTTCAGTTATCGCAAATGTAAATCGCGGAAAAGGAAAAGCCTATACACCATTGGACTTTATGCCGAAGGAGAAAAAGAAGCCGAAGCCAATGAGTATAAACGAAATGGTAGATTTGCTTAAACAGGTCACGCTTGCACATGGGGGTGAGGTCAATTGTTGAATGAACTGATTGTAAAAGTTGGGGCAGATATAACCGACTTTTTAACGAAGATGAAAAAGTTAGAAAATGATTTACAGGACGTTTCTGATTCTTTCCAAGCCATCGGCGAGAATATGACGACGTTCGTTACACTGCCAATGGTTGCGGCAGGGGCGGCTTCGGTCAAACTTGCTTCTGATATGGGCGAAACTTTAAATAAAGTCAATGTCGCATTCGGAGATTCAGCGAAAGAAGTTTTGAAATGGTCGGAAACTTCGGTTGAGCAAATGGGGTTAGCGGCAGGTACAGCGCTTGACGCGGCGGCACTATTTGGCGATATGGGAACGTCAATGGGATTTGCTAAAGACGATGCCGCAGGTATGGCGATGAGCCTAACACAATTGGGTGCTGATTTGGCTTCATTCAAAAATATCCCGATCGAGCAAGCCATGCAAGCACTAAATGGCGTTTTCACAGGCGAAACGGAAAGCCTAAAAATGTTAGGCGTTGTCATGACACAAACACAGCTACAGGCTTTTGCATTGACGCAGGGAATAACCAAGAAGGTAGAGAAAATGACAGAGGCGGAAGCGGTAGCGCTTCGCTATGCCTTTGTTATGGATCGCACCAAGAACGCTCAAGGTGACTTTGCCAGAACGTCCGAAGGTTCAGCTAACCAGATGCGAATGTTTATGGAGTCATTGAAGGAACTAGGAGTGCAATTCGGCAATATCATTTTGCCAACTTTCACAGAATTCATAACAAAAATCAATGAAGTATTAAAAGGTATGATGGATTTATCGCCAGAGGTTAAAAAAGCAATTATCGTTTTCGGTGCAATTGCGGCGGTAGTCGGCCCACTTCTTTTGGTTTTGTCTGCGATGATTCCGGTTATTATCAATTTAACAACAGCCGCAGGCGCTATGATTTCTGCGTTGCAATTTTTGACTGCCGCGTCGACTTGGACAGCCGCAGTAAATGGATTGAATGCGGCACTTGCTAGTTTGCGTGTAACAATGTTGGCAGTAGCGGCGAATCCGATAACTGCATTGATAGCGGCATTTGCGGCGGTTGTTTATGCAGGCGTTCAGATGTATGAGAATTGGGACAAAATTAGCAACAAATTAAAATTCTTAGCGGTTACAGTTGGCGGTGTTGCTGGTCAATTGGCTACACTTGGAGCATTTTTGGCAAAAAATTGGGATGGCGTTCAACTAGCGTTTGAAATGATTGTTGAGAAAATCAAAAACAATTTTAGATATTTGTTGTTTGGTGTCAATCCAATTATTGCGATGCTTGTAAATGTAGGAATTGAACTTGCTAAAAAGTGGGATACAATTTCAAATGCTATTGCAATTGTTTTCGATAAGATGAAAAATGCAATACGCATAGCTATACTTTTTGCAGTGCCTTTTATCGGATTGTTAGTTAACGCAGGAATTGAACTTGTTAAGAATTGGGACACTGTAAAGAATTCGATAAAATTTGTTTTTGAATCAATTAAGAAATATGCACAAGATAATTTCGAACCAGTAATAAAAGTTATTGAAGCTGTCGGTGGAGTTTTCAGTGATGTATTCAATTGGATTCGTCAAAACGTTCCATTTGTAAACGAAGCCATCAACTCGATGAAACAAACATTTTCTGATTTTAGCACCGAACTAGAGCGACGCAGACAAGTAAAAGCGCTCGAAGAGTTGCACGAACAGACGCAAAAAAATGTATGGATCAGCGACTATATGAACAAAAAAAATGTTGAAACAACAAGAACAACATATGACGCGAACACAGCAATGCAAGATTTGCTTGCTTCAATTAATGGTCAGACAAACGCGCTTACAAATAACAACAAAGCCAAAGATGAAGCTACTAAAAAAGCAAAAGAATTGGCAGACGCACAACAGAAACTTATTGATGCAAGTTTAAAAACAACTAACGCGCTTGGTGACGCAATCATTACAGCGCTAAAAAATCGATATGCACAAGAAGAGCAAGTACAAAAAGATTCACTGGCTAAACAGCAGGATAGAGCAAAAAGTAATTTTGATACATTTGTATCAGATGCCAAAACAGCAAATCAAAAAGTGCAAGATTCGTTCCGCGAAATGGCAGACCGCAACATTGAGCAAATACGCAGAACATATGATGAACAGATCGGTTTAATTGATTCATCGACAAAAGAGCAATTGAATATTTTGAATGCGCAAGTTGATGCAATCAACAGACAAACAGAGGAAGAAGAAAAAGCGATTCGAGAAAAAGAATTTCAAAAGCAAAAAGCTGAAAAGATACGTTCGTTATCAACCGCAAAAAGCGAAGAGGAACGAATTGATATTTTAGACCAGTTGCAAGCTATGGACGCAAAACGCGAACGCGAAATGCTACTCGAAAAGCGCAAGGTACTTATTGATGATTTGCGTCAACGTCAAGAATGGATTCGATTGGATGCGGAGCGTCAGCGCAAAGACAAAGAAGAACAAATGAAGCGAGAAATCGCGATTGAGCAGGAACGACTTGCAAATGATTTACAGAGTTTGCAAACAAACTTTGAAAACAAAATCAAAACGCGCGAACAATTTAGAGCGAGCGAAGAGCAATATTTTAAGAACATAGAACAAGGCGTGCGCGATCATTACGCCGAATTGAACAAAGAGGACAAATTGCAAGCCCAAGCGCGAGAATTGTTTTTGGATACAAACAATCAAAATGTGATTAAGTTGCTTGCAAGTTACAATCCAAAATGGCAAGAAGCAGGCAAAACGTGGGCAGAAAAACTTCTTACTGGAATTCAATCCGCAGGCATTACAGAAGCTATTGATTCGATTATGTCAAAAATTACAGTAATACAATCAGCAAAAGGTAATATAGATAATCCTTCTCCTAGTTTTGCAGGGATTGGCGGTAGAGTAGATCCATTCACAAATAATGCGATCATGAATCAATTGGGATCGCAAAACTTAAATGTATATTTGGATGGAAAAAGCGTTGCCGCAGGAGTTGCGCCGCATATCATTGATGCGACGAGAAAAGCAGTGAACACAATTAGATAAGGGGGTGACTTATTTGTCACTCTTCAAAATTTTAACGTATCGCACCTTCGAGCCTACCGAAATATCCGGTTTGCAAGTTTGGCTAGACAACGAAACGCTGGGTGCCGATGGTTCCGCCATTAGCACTTGGTCGGATTCGTCTGGTAACGCAAATGATTTCACACAATCAGATGCGACACTGCAACCAGTTGTATTTGTTGACGGTTCGCGCAAAACGATGCGAATCAATAACAATTCTTTTCTGGCAGGACTTAGCGCCTTAGATATATTAAAAAACACAACAGGCGGCACAATTTACACTGTATATAAGCCGGATGACAATTCGAATCCAGTAGTCACTATTTCGGATGGACTAAACAGCTACAACATTTCGCGACTATCTCAAAACAATTCCGGCGGCTATTATGGCGCAATGAAGCCATTGGATGCAGGCGCTTCACAGTTTGCAAATTCTTCGCGGTCGGTTGATACAGCGAATTACATTATTCACGGAGTTTCGGGCGACTTCACAAATAAAAATATATATCAATATCTGAATGGAACGCTTGACGGTAGCGATCTTGTCGGCGGCGGTAGCAATTCAAGCAACACGAATTCAGCAGGCATTTTCATTGGTGCAACACTTCAAGTACCGCATGGCGCACTGGTTCCATCTGCTTCGATTTATCCACGCGCGCCAATTTACGCGAGCATTAAATATGCCGAGGTTCTCATATTTAATCGCGTTTTATCGGCACTCGAAAAGTACAACGTTGAGAACTATTTAAGCATTAAGCATGGGATCCCACTGGAATAGGAGGTGAGCCAATGGCAATATATATTCCGGTTGATTTGACGAACTATTATAGACCGCAGACCTTAGAAATTGAAGACGAAATCAACGCACGAAGCACAGCGAGGTTCGGGCTAGTTGATGCAACAGGCGCACTCGAAATAACGGACGGTTCGCCAATCGAAATTTACGACTATAGCGGCAATTTGATTTTTGGCGGATTCGTAATGTATCCCAATCGAATCAATCCAATGCAGACAAACGCCATTTTTTACGATGTCGAAGCGGTAGACCAACATCAAATCGCAGACCGCTACTTGGTCGCCGAAGCGTACACGAGCCAGACCTGCGGTTATATTGTCGCGGATTTGCTAACAAAGTATTTGGCAGTTGATGGCGTGACAGCCGGAACGATACAATCCGGTATTGTTATGGACGTTGCGAAATTCCCACGAGTTGGCACAGTTACAGAAACGATAGATCAATTAGCTGAGATTTGCGGCTTCATTTGGTATATCGACTTCGACAAATCCCTTCACTTCAAAGAGCGCACAACAGAAACAGCAGGTTATAATCTTGTAGACAATTCGCCTATTTTGAATATCAACCTTCGCCAGAATAGAAGCCAGTACCGGAATAGACAATATATTCGCGGCGGTCAAACGCCGACGGATAACCAAATCGTTAACGAATCACCTACACCAAAGCCGGACGGAGTAGCGCGCACATTTGTAACACGGTATCCAATTGCACAAGCGCCTACAATTACGGTAAACGGTTCGCCAGTGCCAAGCAATCAAATTGGCGTGAATGGTATTGACGGTCAAAGTGTACCGCTTCAATGGTACTGGTCATACGGTTCAAACACAATCACTCAAGACTTGAATCAGACGGTGCTAGGAATTACGGACACAATCACAATTTCATACATTGGCTTAATACCGTTGCTTGTCGTGGTCGAGGATGCCGCCGCGATTGCGAGTCGAGCGCTAATAGAAAACGTTTCCGGTGTATATGAAGCGCTTGAGACTTTGCCAAACTTGAACGACAAGAATCAAGCAATCAATATCGCTAACGGAAGACTAGCGAAATATACCAAGATATTCAACGAGTTAACCTATCAAACATTCACAAATGGACTTAGCGCTGGACAGCTTCAAACGGTCACATTAAGCAAATACAATATTAGCGCAGGCGAATTTTTGATTGATCGTTTGACGATCCGAGACTTGGACGACAACGGAACATTTGTCTATGACGTTCACGCGGTAGACGGTCAACCATTAGGCGGATGGACAAACTTTTTCAAACAGCTTATCGACAGACCAAACTCCAATGTTATCGATTCGGATGAGAAGCTAATTGTTTTGAAGTCTATCAGCGAAGCAGAGGACTGGACAGAATCACAATCTTATACGGTTTTCGCTTGTCCGATTGTAGCGGATACATTGTATCCTGCTGATACAACATATCCATGTTAGGAGGTGGCAATATGAACGAGGGGACAGGATGGCAAGGTCAATTCGATATATTCATTAAGTCGCAAAATGGCGATTGGGAACATGAGCGCACAATTAAAAATACCATTATGGATAGCGGATTGAACTTGCTTCGGGAAGCGTTGCGCGGAACGGTGACGGATGCCGAAATTAAATATATAGCGGTAGGCACTTCATCGGCTTCGGTGCTGACAACGAACACGCAACTAGGTGCCGAGGTATTCCGTAAGGCAGTATTCAGCAAGTCCATTGTTGGCACCGGAGCAGTGCAGACCATCGCCATTTTGGACGATGCCGAAGCGGTTGTAAATATCCAAGAAATTGGCGTGTTCGCCGGAAGTACAGCAAGCGTTACAGCGAACAGTGGTATAATGATTTCAAGAATTCTATACAGCCGCAACAAAACGAATTTGGAATCGGTTCAAATTCAGCGCACCGACACAATCGCGAGGGGATGATAAATAATGCCACAATACAGCAAGACAACATGGGTAGACGGTACAGCGCCAGCAATCAGCGCCGCCAACTTAAATAAATTAGAGCAGGGCGTTTTTGATTCGCTAAGACAAGACGGATCAACAACAATGAGCGCCCAACTTGTTACCATTGCAGGATCAGCCGCAACACCTGCAATTGCACCGACTGGAGACAGCAACACTGGAATATTTTTCCCTGCCGCAAATTCAATGGGAGTCACGATTGACGGTTCAGAAAGAGTACGTTTTAAGTCAAACGGTTTTGTCGGTGTTGGTGATTTAGACCCGTCTTATCGATTGGATGTCGTGAATTATGCGGCTACCCCACTTCGTGTGCAACGTTCGGGTGAATATGGCGAAGTCATAAAAATTGGTCGCGCTGGTGTAAGTGATACCGCAGGAATCAGTTATCCTGCCGACGGCACGTTTCAAATCACAACAGCCGCAACGCCTAGAATGACAATAAATGCAAGCGGAAATGTCGGGATCGGCACGACAAATCCACAAGACAGACTCCACATCGTCGGACAACAAAGACTGCAATCCGGTGCGGTTCCTACATCAAATCACAATTTAATTTATCATAACGCCACAGCTTTGGTTGATTATGGTTTGCGAATCGAGCACATTAACAACGCTGTAAATGATGCGGCAATTCAAATTGGCGGCGCTGATACTGTAGGCACTATCACGTTTCAAACGAATACTGCAGGAAATGTGGCAACTTCGAGAATGGCAATTACAGCCGCTGGAAATGTCGGAATCGGTACACAGTCGCCAGCTGATAAATTGCACGTCGAGGGCAACATCTACATGGGCACCGCAAATCCTACTGTCTACACGTCAAGCACAAATAATTTAGTTTTTCAAGTTGGTACAGGCGCAATGATTTTCAAGCGAAATGCTGGTGCGGATGAAAATATGCGCATCACCTCCGCCGGAAATGTCGGCATCGGCACACAGTCGCCAGTAAGCGTTTCAGGCTACACAATTTTAACCATTAACAACTCAACGAATGGCGGTTCTATAAACTTCCAAGAAAACGGAACAACTAGAGGGGAAATTTATTGTAACTCCACAAGGTTTCAAATAAATGGAATAAATTCTAGGTCATTAACTTTAGGAGTGGAAGGTGTCGAAAAAGCCAGAATAGATTATTCCACTGGCTATTTACTCATCGGCTACACCAATTCCAACGGTGCATATCCTTTACAGGTCAACGGACAAATTTTCGCAACGTCTAGCACGATCGCAACATCGGACGGACGGTACAAAAAAGATATCGTATCGTTAGATGGTGCATTAGATATCGTTTCTGCACTCAATCCGGTGCAATTCAATTGGAAAGAGCATCCGGTGCACAAATTCAACACAGAGGTTCCTACAATCGGTTTCATCGCGCAGGAAGTTGCTGAGGTGCTGAAAGATAAGGCTTATCTCACTAGTGTAATCAAGAAATCAGAGTGCACATGGGAAACAGAAACAGGCGAAACGGTCGAACGTGAAGTGACACGCGATGTAGAAAAGCAGGTCGAACGTGAAGTGATTGAGGAAGTGGACGGTGAAGAAATTGCACGCACCATCACTGAAACAGTCATTGAGCAAGTAACCGAGATAGTCACAGAGCCAGTAAAAGAAACGCATACAGAAGAATTCTTTGGAATTGCTGAAAGCAATATGATTGCTATTTTGACGAAGGCAATTCAAGAACTTAATGCAAAAGTAGAAGCGTTAGAAGCGCAACTGGCGAAATGATTTGCGCGGCGATTGTCGCAACGGTTCTAGCTTTTCTTGTTTGGTGGATATTTGCGGAGGTGTAGACAATGCCACAATATAGCAAGACAACATGGGTAAACGGTGGAGCGCCTGGACTTGGAGCTACCAACTTAAATAAAATCGAATCCGGTATCTTTGACGCGATCCGACAAGATGGAAGTACAACTATGTCTGCACAATTAGCAGTAATTCAGGGGAGTGCTACCACTCCCTCGATTGCTTTTTTCAGCGACACTAACACCGGAATTTACTTTGCCGCCGCCGACAAATTAGCAATAACAGAAGGTGGACGCGGCTTGACGTTTGACGAGTTTAAGATGACGCTACAAATGGGAGGTATGCTTTAATGGCACGATATGCGAAACGATTAGCGCAGACCGCATTGAGCGCAACAGCCGCCGCAGTATATACTGCACCTGCAAGCACCACAGCACAAATAACAGAAGTGTATTTTGCGAATACAGGAACAACAGCGCGCACGCTGACATTGTACGTTAACGGTACAGCGACAACGAATACCATTGTCGTGGGGTTGGCAGTCGCAGGAACAGCTACACAGATTCTTAGCGAATCAAAAATCGTTATTCCGCCGAGTACCATTTTTGCGGCGAAGCAGGACACAGGCACAGATATTATTTGTACAGTTTTCGGAATTGAGGAGGTATAGGTCATGCCTTTTCAATCAATACCATCAAACATAGTCACAACGAAGCCAAGGACAGCAGGGTTAGATCAAGCCAGTGCATTAAGTGGAACGTATTACACTGTTGTTAACGTTACAGGCACAGGCAAATTATTTTTAGCGAGAAATCAATATTTTGGTTCATCTATTATTTTGTCAAACTTGTTTATCAGAATAACAATTGACGGTGTACAAAATGCAATACAAGGAACTACTTCGTCTATGTCTGGCTACGTTCCAAATACAGCATTATCAGGCGTTAGTTTTGAATATTGGACTGACATAAGTTTTAATTCATCGCTTCAGGTTGAAATTATGCAAAACGCAGGAACTTATGGCATATATGGAACAGTTAATTACGCGTTGATTTAGGGGTGAAATCATGTTTGAAAATATCGACGAACTACCAAAACGCACGTTAGACAATGGACAAGTTTTATTTGAAGCCGAAGCCGGAATTTGGTTGGATTACGAAACCTATAAACCGAAGCCGGAGCCGGAGGTTGAGCCTGATGGATCATGATACGGAAATCCTTCAACGTTTGGTGAGACTTGAAACCAAGCTAGATATGATGCTAAATGATCCAAGCAAGGACAAGCGTATAACTGACTTAGAAGACAATCAACGGTGGTTATGGCGTGCGGTGTTTGGTACGTTTATCACTGGAGCAATCACCTATATTATTAAAGTCATGTAACAGGGGGTTCCCGATGGCTTTTAAGATGAAGTATCCAATTAAGCAATTGTTTTTATCCACAGGCACCAAGCGCCGCAGTGGGTTGCTTGCTAACAAAATTAAATTCATTGTCGCACATGACACCGGAAACGCCGGATCATCGGCACGCGCTAACGTGATGTATTACGAGAAATCGGCAAATGACATGAGCGCGTCTGCTCATTTGTTTGTCGATCATCTGGAAATCATCGAATGCATCCCTGCTTTCAAGTTGCCGGAAAAAGCATGGCACGTTCGTTATGATGCCGGAACCGTGGACAATGACAGATTCGGCAGTGAAGCCAATGACGCGAGTATCGGTGTAGAACTTTGTTATGGCGATCCGGTCAAGACGCGTGACAGCTACGCGCGTTACGTTTGGACGTTGGCTTGGTTGTGTGAAGTGTACGGATTGGATCCACGACTGCACATTGTCGGACACTTTGAACTTGATCCGAAGCGGAAAACCGATCCAGTGAACGCGCTTAAAACAATTGGAAAAAGCATGGATGATTTATTGGAAGATGTAGCGTTTGAATTAGAGGTATGCCGATATGGAGATGACCCACAAATGCAGGATATACTTAAACGATTAGACAGCTTGGAAAAAGCGCAAAATATGCCTTGTCCAGATTGGGCAAAACAGGCGG